TGAATTTCATGGCTCAGTGCTCCAAAAGCTTCTGCTCCACAATCCGCTGGATCGCAGCGTCGAAAATCTCCTGAAGCTTCGGCAGGCCGCGCGAGTACTGGAGATACGCCGTCATCAGTTCCTTGCCGGTCAGAACGGCCGCCAGCTCTTCGAGCACTTCTTCGTCCGTGATCGAGCGTTCGATCTCGTAGCGACGGTTGAGGGCTGCTTCGGCCGCTTCGTCGAGTGCCGCGAGGCTGGCGTCTGCGATCCACGCGCCCATTGACTCGGTTTGGGAAAGGAGGGTTGCCATGTCACACCTCACAGCTTGTTGCGCGCATTGCGTCGAACTTCGGCGGCTTGCTCGCATTGGTTGCGTTTGAGCGCGCGGTCGATGCGGTCGTATGCGTCCAGCACGCCATCGCGGTATTTGCGCTGCTCGGCCGCCTTGCGAGCGGCCTGCATGTCGAAAATCTTCTTCACGAAGCTGCCCGCGCGACTCGTTCAGCTGTCAGATACGCGCCATACGATTCCGGCAGATTGGCTTGCCACGATCCGCCGGCGCGCGACTTGCAAAAAACGGCACCTTGCTGAACGGCGTAATCGAAGTGAGACGAACCGAGAACGCTGCGAGCAACCTGTTCGCTCATCTCGTCGTGCCAGTAGTTCGGGTGGGCGTTCATCTCTGTTCTCCTGCGCCGTGAGTGGCGCCATGGAGACAAGTCTAGACACGCGCGTCTTATAAGTCAAGACACGCGCGTCTAAATTTTCGCGTATTTTCCCTAACTGGCGAACAGCTCAGAAATCAGGATGCGAGGAGATCGAGGGCGCGCAGGTTAGCCATTGCCAGGCCGTGCAGCGCCTGTGCAGCGTCTTCCTTGCGGAGATTGACGTCGAGCCGGCGCAAACGGCCGGTGCGGTCGATTTCGATGGTGATGATGGATGAGGCGGGATTCTGCTCGGCGGGCGGTTGCTCAGGCCGCTGCGCACCGATGATGCGGAGATGGGACTTGGAACCGGTCTTTCTCACGTTGGCCCCTCTTTGAAAAGCGGGCCGTGCTCTGGTTTTAAGTGCCGGTCCCGCGCGTTCTTGTTTCGAGTGTTAACGGTAGAGCCGCACGCGTCCGCTCAATTAGAGAAACAGCACTAGAAAGGTGCTCCAGTTCATGCGTTTCAAGCGCCTGTTTTTCGGCTAATGCACATATCCGCTTAATAAGGTCCGAAACATCAGCCGGAACGGCCGCCGATAAAACGTCCATGTTCGGGCTGAGGAGCGCCGGCATAGGGATATGAAGCCGCTCCGACAGGACATCAAGATTCGCGAGCTTGGGCTCGGTCTCCTGCTTGCGTATGCGGTGGATTTGGCGCTGACCCATGCCGGTGCGCTCGCCCATTTCCATGTCGTTCTTAAAACGGCGTCCTTCCCCGATCAGGCTGTCGAGGTTCCGGCTCAGGATGTGAAGTGCTTTAGACATGGCTGGAATTCTATTTCCGTCAGGTAGACATTTGCGTCTTGCATTTCAAGACGTGCGCGTCTAAAATGGGTTCGTCATCAACGACACTCCAAGCGAGAAGCCCAATGACTGAATTCGAAACGCTTCGCGGTTGGCTGTCAGAACAGTCGGGCAAGCGGCAACTCAACGAGATCGCCCGGCGTACTGGCGTCAACCGTCGGACCATCCAGCGCATCGTCAACAACGACGGCTATTCCGTGAACCTCAAAACCTTTTCCGCTCTGAAAGCGGAGATGGAAAAGGCTGGTTCGGAAGTAGCCGCAGCCGCATAACCACAAGCAATCACACACAAAACGCCGCGCGGATGGCTTGGATAGCACCCGTTAAAACCAACCCCCACGTTACCAGGGCCAAGGGGACCAATCCGTGAGGATCACCGTGGATCAATCATGCGTTACGCCGGACGAGCAGGCACGCAAGTCGCACAGCCGGGCATTGCGCCACTTGCAGAAGATCGGGCAGAACACGATTGCCGAAAAGATTTCGGTTTCGCCGACAACCGTTTCGCGCTTCGTTGCCGATGACCTGGAGCGGGCCTGTCTGATCCTCGCTCACGCGGGGTTGAAAGTAGTCCCGACAGACCGTATCGCCATAAAGACGCACATCTTCGAGTCCATGGCGACGCTCATCTATGAGGTGCTGGATGACCGTGACACGGTGCGCAAACTCGTTCTGGAAGACTGAAATGCGAACCGCGCTGAAGCGACTCGTCATGTGGGCGTATTGCCGCGAGTACATCTGTGCTGCGACGGTGACGCGCATCTTCGCGCGATTTGGATTGAAGGAACACTGATGCGACTCGGGGAACGAACTGACAGCGCGTACGCGACTGATGTTTACATGGTCGGCGCCAATTACGTAGTGATCGAACAGAGAAATCCGTCGGCCGGCACGATGACGATTGCGCTCACGCACGAACAGGTGCGGCTCTTAGCTCGAGAGCTTCAGGACTACGCCGAAAGTCCCGATTGGGTAGAAGAGTTCGAGAGAAGGTGCTAATCGTGAACTTCTACAAACGCCATATCGGCGACTACCTCAAAGACACAGCGCACCTATCGCTGCTTGAACACGGCGTCTACACGCGTCTGCTCGATGTCTATTACACGCGCGAGTCCGGCATCCCCGATGCTCAGGCCGCCCGCCTGATAAGTGCGCGCACGAAAGAAGAGTGCGCCGCCCTGAAACTGGTGCTCGAGGAATTCTTCGATCTGGTCGACGAGACGTGGATTCAGCACCGGTGCGAACGCGAAATAGACGACGCATCTGCACAAGCGAAAGCAAACCGGGAGAACGGGAAAAAGGGTGGTCGTCCGAAAGCGAAACATAACCCAACAGATAACCCAAACGAAACCGACCAGAAACCCAATGGGTTTTCTTTGGGTTCGATTTCGGAAACCGAAAAAAACCTTAGCCAGACTCCAGACTCCAGACTCCAGACTCCAGAAGTAAAAAACAAAGGCGCGCGCGCCGCGCTCGAGTTGCCAGATTGGCTTCCGGAAGACGCTTGGGAGGCATTCGTCGACATGCGGAAAAAGCTCAAGGCGCCGCTCACTGAGCGCGCCGCAAAACTGGCTCTTGGCGAACTCGAGAAGCTTTCGGCGAAAGGACATGCGCCGCGCGAGGTTCTCGAGCAATCGGTTTTGCATTCGTGGCGCGGCCTTTTCGAGGTCAAGAAAAAATCGAGCGATAAGACCAGCGATCGCTGCAACCCAGACGACATGAGGTACGTCAATTGAACTGGCAAGAGATCAGCCAACGGCTCGCGCAGGAAGCCGAAACGGTTGCCTCAATGCTGCTGCCGAACGGCAAGCGCAAAGGCCCGGAATTCTGCGTCGGCAGTGTCAACGGCGAAACTGGCGATTCGCTCAAGGTGCGCATTAATGGCAACAAGGCCGGTCTGTGGAAGGACTTCGCGACCAACGAAGCGGGCGATCTGATCGACCTGTGGGCAGCGACTCGAGGCCTGACGAAGAAGGACGCGTTCGAAGCCTGTCGCGATTATCTGGGCATTTCGGCACCGATGTTCACCGCGCCTGCTCGAGCCTATTCGCGCCCTGCCAATCCGCCGAAGCAGAAGCCGCAGGGCGAAGTGCTGGACTACCTGACGCGCGTTCGCAAGCTGTCGCTCGAGACACTCGAGGCGTTCAAGGTGCATTCGACGAAGGAAGACGACGCGATCATTTTTCCGTTCATGCGCGACGGCCAGCTCGTGAACGTGAAGCATCTGGCGTTGCAGCGTGATCCGAACGGCAAGAAGCGCACGTGGCAGGCAAAGGACGCCGAGCCGTGCCTGTTCGGCTGGGATCTGGTTGCAGACGACTCCAAGGCCATCACGATCGTCGAAGGCGAGATCGACGCGATGAGCCTCAAGGAATACGGCCTCGAGGCGCTGTCGGTCAACCAGGGCGCCGGCAATCACCAGTGGATCGACTGCGATTTCGACCGACTCGAGCGCTTTCAGGAAATTTTCATCTGGTTCGACAGCGACGACGCAGGCCAGAAGGGCGCTCGGGAGGTTGCTGCGCGCCTCGGTATCGAACGATGCAGGATCGTTGAGTTCCGCCTGAAGGACGCGAACGAGGCTCTGCAACAGGGCGTGGAACAGGCTGAAATCCTCGAGGCGCTGGTAAGCGCAAAGCGCATCGAACCGTCCGACCTGCGCACGCCGATGGCCTATGTCGACGAAGTCGTCGCGATGTTCGCTGGCCCCACGGTGAATCAGACCGGGGCCACGCTGCCATGGCCGAGCGTGCAGGACAAGATTCGTCTGCGGCCGGCCGAGCTGTCGGTGTGGACGGGCATCAATGGCCACGGCAAGAGCGATCTGCTCGGCCACGTGATGATCGACCTGATCAAGCAGGGCGAGCGCGTGTGCGTGTTCTCGGGCGAGACCATGCCGAAAAAGCTGCTCTACCGTCTGGTGCAGCAGGCATGCGCGACGGGAATCCCGCTTGAGGGCTATATCCGAGCCGCGCACCAATGGCTCGAGGGCGCGCTCTGGATCTTCGACAAGACCGGCAACGCCGAGCAGGATGCACTTTTCGCTGCCTTCAGGTATGCCGCCAAGCGCTATCGAGTCACGCATTTCGTCGTCGATTCGTTGCTCAAGTGCGGACTTGCCGAAGACGATTACACCGGGCAGAAGCGGTTCGTCGAGCGGCTGTGCGATTTCAAGAATGAATTCAACGTGCATGTGCATCTGGTGGCGCATGCGCGCAAAGGACAGGACGAATCTCGAGCGCCCGGAAAGATGGACATTCGCGGCGGCGGCGCTCTGACCGATCTGCCGGACAACGTGTTCTCCGTGTGGCGGAACAAGGCCAAGGAAGCCAAAGGCGAGGAAAAGGGCGCAGGCGATCGTGACGCCGAGCTTCTTTGCCTGAAGCAACGTGCAACCGGGGACGAGCCGCTCATGAAACTCTGGTTCGATCCGAACTGCCTCCAGTTCAAGCAGTCGCCGCACTGGCATCCGAAGCCGTATTTCTCGTATTCCTCTCTCGACGGAGTGAGCAACCATGCAGTCTGATAACTGGGTTCCGGTTCAGGAATACCTGCGCAGGATTCTCGAGCAACTGGCGAGGAAGCAACGATGACCGCCACCACGCACGCGCCCGCGCGCGCAATTACCCTCGCCATCGACCCCGGCACGACGCAAAGCGGATGGGTCGAATACGACGCCGAGTCGCACCGCGTGCTCGATAGCGGCGTGATGCCGAACGACGAGATGCTGCGGTGTCTTGAGCATCCGTCGCGCGCCGATGCGCTCGCTATCGAAATGATCGCGTCCTACGGCATGGCGGTGGGCCGCGAAGTCTTTGAGACGTGCGTTTGGATCGGGCGCTTTCAGCAGGCATGGCACACGCCCGACTCTGTGCGGTTCATCTATCGCCGCGACGTGAAGCTCCACCTGTGCGGGACATCCAAGGCCAAGGACGCAAATATCCGTCAGGCCGTGATCGACCTGTTCCCGCGCGTAGGTGGCGGAAAGACGCCGCAGATCGGGACCAAGCAGCAGCCGGGACCGCTGTACGGAGTGACATCGCACGCGTGGCCCGCGCTGGCTGTCGCGATTACCGCAATGGGGAGGGCAGCATGACCCCCGCCGAAGTCCTCGACCAGATCGTGCACCGTCGTCCGCCGCTCAAACGGCATAGGCACGATTTCCAGTGGCATCACGACAACCCCGGCGAGCGCGTCTACTTGTGCCGGATATGCGGCAAGGTGGCGAGCGTTAAAACGTGAAAGGAGAGAACCATGTCTGAACCCGTCGTCAACGCCTGCAACTGCACCGGAGAGCCGCGCTCGATTCTCGACGAGGCCGGGCAGCCGATGCTCGTCGAAGGCGTCGCGGTGTGCCCGCATTGCGGCCGCAATCCGTTCGGCGTTGATCCGGGCCTGCCTGACAGCGAAGGCGGCGAGATCGACTAGCCTCAATCGACAAAGGAAAAATGGACATCCACGCTCTCGAAGCACGACTCGAAAACTGGGCACGCGCGCAGCGCTCATCCGGCTACACGCCGGGCCGCGCCACGTCCGCTGAGGGCATGTATCGCGGTGGCGGATGGCGTGAGGCCCGCGCTGTTCCGCCTGCGCCGGATTACAAGGACGCCTCGATCGTCCAGGCTGAATGGCGCGTGTTGATGCCGATGGACAAGGATGTGCTGATGATGCACTACGTGTGGAAAGCCCCGAGCAGCTTTATTTGTCGACGGTTGAAATTGAAGCAAGGGCGCGGCTTTGGGCACGTGTGGGACTTCGCGCTGTACCACGCGCAGAATGCCATAGCACAGCGTCTCGACAAAATCGAGGGGAAATTTGTAAACAAACCGGAAATCGCATATACTGCGGCGCAATTGACTACCGAATCCGTCTCTTGACGAGTGAGCTGGCCTGAAGGTCCGGGCCAGCTTCACTCCGAAAAGACCCGAGCCCGCCTGGCGCAAGCCTCGCGGGCTTTGTCGTTTCTGGAGCCCGAAATGGCGAAGCTCTCATCCGCGAAGCGAGACAGCCTGCCGAAGTCGTCGTTTGGCGAGCCGGGATCGCGCAAGTATCCGATGCCCGATACAAGCCATGCCGCGAACGCCAAAGCCCGCGCCTCGCAGGCCGTGAACGCCGGCCGCATGTCCAAGGGCACGGAAGCGAAGATCGACGCGAAGGCGAACAAGGTGCTCGGCCAGAAGCCGGCGCGCGGCGAGCGCACCGCGAAGCACAACGACACGCGCCATCCCGGCTCGCACGACGAGTGGGAAAAGCTGGGGCAATGATGCTGCGCCTTCTCGGCTGGCTTGCGGCGCTCGCCATGTTGGCGGTATTCGTCGCAGCCATTGTGCTTGCCGGCGATGCATTGAAGGCCAGGTGCTGAGATGGGCCGCCCATCGAAACTGACTGATGCGCAGTGGGAGCAGATCGGTAAGCGCCTGCTTGCCGGTGAGTCAGCGGCAGACCTCGCAAGAGAATTCGGCGTCAGCAAAGCGGCTGTCTCGATGCGCTTTTCGAAACGTAACGAAACGATAAAAGACGTTGCAAAACAGATAGTTGAAACGGAACGCGCACTTTCTTTTCTGAACGTTTCTGAACAGATGGCCGCCCGTTCACTTGCTGATGACCTGAAAGCAATCAGTGAGCATCTGGCGGGGGCGGCACGTTATGGAAGCGCCACCGCACATCGGCTGTCTGGCATCGCGCACAGCAAGGCATCCGAAATCGACGACGCGTCGCCATTGACGCCCGAGAGCATCGAATCGCTGAAGGGCATTGCGGTGCTAACCAAGATGGCGAACGAGGCGAGCGAAATCGGCGTGAACCTGCTGCGGGCGAACAGGGATGAAATCGACCGCATCAACGCCGGCAACAGTTCGAAGAAGATCGGCGCCATCGTGCGGCGCATCGTCGACGTGAAGGCTGAAGCGTGAGCGACCTCGTCATCGACACGCCGCGGGTGTTTATGCCGTTGCTTGAGCCGTCGCGCTACAAGGGCGCATGGGGCGGTCGAGGGTCCGGCAAGTCGCATTTCTGCGCCGAGAAGCTGATCGAAGACTGTGTCGCCGAGCCCGGTGATTTCGGCGAAGGCATGCGCTCAGTCTGCATCCGCGAGGTCCAGAAGGATCTGGCGCAGTCGTCCAAGCTGCTGATCGAGACGAAGCTTCGCCAGATGGGCCTGTTCGATACGCAGGGCTTCAAGGTCTTCAAGGACGTGATCCAGACGCCTGGTGATGGTCTGATGATCTTCAAGGGCATGAACGATTACACGTCGGAAAGCGTGAAATCGCTCGAAGGCTTCAAACGTGCGTGGTGGGAGGAAGCGCAGACCGCGACGCTGTACTCGCTGAACCTGCTGCGCCCGACCATTCGTGCTGCTGGCTCCGAATTGTGGTTCAGCTGGAACCCGCGCCGAAAGACTGACCCGGTCGACGTGATGCTGCGCGGAACTGAATTGCCGACTGGCGCAGTCGTTGTACGTGCCAACTGGCGCGACAACCCGTGGTTCACGGCAGAGCTTGAGCAGGAACGGAAAGACTGCCTGCGCATGCAGCCCGAGCAATACGATCACATCTGGGAAGGCGGGTATGTGACCGCGCTGGAGGGTGCGTACTACGCCAGCCATCTCCAGAAGGCACGCGAGGAAGGCCGCATCGGTTTCTATCCGGCCGATCCGCTGATGACGATCCGCCTGATCTGCGACATCGGCGGGACGGGCGCACGTGCGGATGCCTTCTCGATCTGGGCATTCCAGCATATCGGGCGGGAAATCCGCGTTGTGAACTACTACGAGGCGTCAGGGCAGCCGCTTGATGCTCACCTTGCATGGTGCAGGTCGCAGGGCTACGAGCCGAACCGGGCGAAGTTCTGGCTGCCTCATGACGGTTCGACGCAGGACAAGGTCTACGACGTGTCATACGAGTCGGCGCTGAAGAAGGCCGGTTATGACGTCACGGTTGTTCCGAATCAGGGCAAGGGCGCGGCGGCGCAGCGCATCGAGCGCGCGCGCGTGCTGTTCCCGCAGATCAGGTTTAACGAGGCGACGACAGAAGCGGGGCGCCTTGCACTTGGTTGGTATCACGAGAAGAAAGACCCGGACCGCGGCGTTGGGCTTGGTCCTGACCATAACTGGTCATCGCATGCGGCAGATGCATTCGGTCTCGGTTGCGTCGTCTGGCAGGAACCGGTCGAAATGAAACCGCTGGATTACGGCCGTTTGGCCATCGTTTAAGGGCGACGAATGAGCATCGAACTGAACGTCAAGGTGAGCACGCTAGAACAGCGCGTCGAAAAGCTGGAATCGACGCTCATCGATACACGCAACTACCTCATCGAAACGCGTGAACAGTTGCTAGAGGCGCGCGAGAAGATTTCGGCGCTCGAAACACGCAAGCCCGGCTCCAAACCCAAGGACAGCAATGGCTGATCGCATGACGGACGAAGAACTGCTGGCGTTGATCGGCAGTTACGAAAAATCGTCGCTCGGCTCCAGCGTCTCGACTGGTCCGTCCGTCGGCGGCAGCATCAAGCCTGCCGGCCAGCAGATGACGACGCTCGAAATCGACCGCTACAACGCGCTGAACGCATATTTCGCGCGTCCGATCGGTAACGAGGTCGAGGACCGCTCGCAGATCGTGCTGCCCGAGCTGCGCGATACCGTCGAGTGGATCATGCCGACGCTGATGCGCATGTTCGTTGGCTCCGGAAAGCCGGTGCAGTTCGATCCCGAATCGCCGAATGACGACGAACAGGCCGAGATCGAGACGGAAGTCGTGAACCACGTGTTCATGAAGCAGAATCCGGGCTTTTTCATCCTGCACGACTTCTTCAAGGATGCGCTTCTGCTGCGCAACGGCTACGTCAACACGTACTGGCTGAAGGAACGAAAGTCGTCCGTCGAGAGCTATACCGGCCTGACGGACATGGAACTCGCGATGCTGCTGCAATCCGAGGATGAGATCGAGGTTCTCGAACAGAAGGAAAAGGTCGAGCTCGTCGTTGATCCGACCGGACTTCTCCCGTCGCAGCCGCAGACGAGCTTCGACATCAAGCTGCGCCGCACGCGTCAGGTCGGCCGCATCTGTGTCGAATGCGTGCCGCCCGAGGAAATGCGCGTGTCGCCGCAAGCGCGTCACGGTCTGGACGAATCGCCCTTTGCCGAGCACGAGCGCAAGGTGCCGCGTTCTGACCTGCGCGAGATGGGCTTCGACGGCGACGTGATCGACTCCATCACCGTTGCCCAGCCTTCGTGGCTTGACCTGATCGAACTGGCGCGCAACGAGGTCACGGACCAACTTTCCGAGGAAGAGCCGAGCGATCCGGCCAGCCAGCTTGTGACGCTGCGCACGGTCTTTATCCGCGTGGACTACGACGGTGACGGCATCGCCGAGCTTCGCCGCGTGATGGTCGGCGGTGACAAGATTCTTGATAACGACGAGGTCGAGGAAGTCAGTTACTCGTACTGCTCGCCCGTACGCATGCCGCACCGGCACGTCGGGATCAGCTACTACGACCTGTTGTACGACCTTCAGGTCATCAAGACGACGCTGTTTCGCCAGGCGCTCGACAACATCTACATCTCGAACAATCAGCGCGTCGCGGTCAACTGGCGCAATGTGAACGTGCAGGATCTGCTGACGTCGCGGCCAGGCGGTGTGATCCGCGTCGATGGCCCCGTTGCGGACAACCTGATGCCGTTCGTGCAGCCGTCGAACCTGATGCAGCAGATTCTGCCGGCGCTTGAATACTGCGATCTGCAACGCGAGATGCGCACGGGCATCGGCAAGGACACGATGGGCGTCGATGCCGACGCGTTGCAGGACGTCACGAAGGGCGGCCAGCTTGCCGCGATGTCAGCCGCTGCGATGAAGGTCGAGCTCGTCGCACGTCTGCTCGCTGAAGGCGTCAAAGAGGTCTTCACGAAGATCCACAAGCTGCTGATGCGCCATCAGGACAAGCCGATGACGCTGAAGCTGACCGATCGCTGGGTCGACGTGAATCCGGGCGACTGGCGCGAGCGCACTCAGGTCAGCGTGAATGTCGGGCTCGGCTCGGGCAACCGCGAAGAAGCGCGCGCGAACCTGATGATGCTCGCCCAGATGCAGGAAAAGGTTGCGGCGTTCGGTCTGGTCGGCCCGAAACAGGCTTACGAGACGTTCAAGGTGGGCTCGCACCTGCTGGGCTACGAGAACCCGACGCAGTTTGCGATGGACCCGGATTCGGATGAGTACAAGCAGGCGATGGCGCAGCGCGCGCAGCAGCCCGCCGATCCGCGCATCGCGTCGGCACAGATCAAGGCGCAGTCCGACCAGCAGATCGAGCAGATGCGCTTGCAAACCGAACAGGTCAAGGCGCAGAGCCAGCAGCAACAGGCGCAGGCCGAACTGCTGCACGGCGCACAACAGGCGCGCGGCGATCAACAGACGCAGATGATGCAGATCCAGTCGCAGGAATGGCAGACGGCGCTGAAGGTCATCGGCCAGATCGTGGCGTCGCAGCTGAAACAGAACGCGGCGGCCGATGCCGGCGCGATGGTCAATCAGGACATGAGCGAGGTGCAGCGTGGCGCCTGAAGAAGAAATCGTTCGTGGCGGTGACGCCGCGCAGGTGCTCGACGCGAAGATCTTCGTCGAGGCGAAGAAAGCCGTGCTCGACGGCATCCATCGCCAGATGTCGGCTGTACCGCTGTCCGATCAGACCATGCATACGCGCCTGATCACGGTCCTGCAACTGTGGAACACGCTCGAATCGTACCTGGAGCAGGTCAAGCAGACGGGCGAGATCGCGCAGTTCCAGATCAACCAGCAGGAAGAGCAGAAGAAGCGCTTCAGGCTGTTCGGCACGTAAATCAACCCACTTTCGACAACAGGCTCGCATTCGTGCGGGCCTTTTTTATTTGAGGTCCGCAAATGAGCGATGTGCAAGCGACTACCCCCGCGTTGGAGGGCGCCGCAGGTCAGGAAGCAGCATTCCAGAGCTTCTGGGATTCGGCTGATGCCGGTGAACGCCCGCGTGATGACGAAGGTGCTGCGCAGAATGCGGCTGGCGCTGGTCAGGAAGGCGCACAGCAGGACGGCGCGCACGCCGAAGGTCAAGAGAACGACCAAGGCAACGAAGGCCAGCAAGGCGCTGAAAACGATACGCCCGCCTATGCATCGCTCAATGAACTGCTGACCGCGCACAAGATCGACCCGGAGTCGGTCATGGGCCTGCACGTCACGGCCAAGATCGACGGCAAGGAAATGCAGGTTCCGCTGTCGGACGTGCTCAAGTCGTACCAGCTCGAAGGGCACGTCAACAACAAGTCGATCGAGCTTTCGAACCAGCGCACGCAGTTCGAACAGGAACGCAACGCCGCGCGGCAGATGTTCCAGCAGCAGATCCAGCAGAACACGGCACTCGGCAACCTCGCGATGCAGCAGTTGACGCACGAATATCAGCGCATCGACTGGAACGCCCTGCGTGCCAACAATCCGGCCGAATTTGCCGCGCTGAATGCGGAATTCCAGCAGCGCCACGGACAGATCCAGAACTACCTGCAAGCCGTCGATCAGGCACGACAGCAGGAAGCACAGCAACAGCAGCAGGCGATGCAGCAAGCCATCGTCGGCGAGCGCGAAAAGCTCTTTACCGCTGTGCCCGAGTGGCGCAACGAAGAAACGTTCTCGAAAGATCGGGAAGCAATGTCGCAGTACGCCCGCAGTCTGGGCTTCAGGGATGCCGAGTTGGACCAGATATTCGACCACCGCTACATGCGAGTCCTGCACGACGCGGCGCGATATCAGGCACTCCAAGCATCGAAGCCGCAGGCACTGAAACAGGTTCGGCAAGCGCCTCCGATGGCGAAACCGGGATCTCGGGTCGATAGCAACCCCAACGCGGCGAAACGCACGCAGGTGCTGGATCGCCTCAACCGGAATCCACGCGATCAGGACGCCCAGGCAGCGGCGTTCGACTTCTTCGCGAACCAGTAAAGGAGAAACGGCCATGTCCGTTCCGAGCAATACCTACCAGACGTACACCCAGACCAACATCCGGGAAGACCTGTCGAACCTGATTTTCAACGTCGATCCGTTCAAGACTCCGGTCCTGAACATGACGAAGAAGAACAAGGCGACGCAGTCGAACCATGAGTGGGATACGGACTCGCTCGCGGCTCAGAACCTGAGCAACGCGCAGATTGAAGGTGACGATCCCACGTCGCAGACCCTCACGCCGACGGCACGTATGGGCAACTACGTGCAGACGTCGAACAAGGTCGTCCAGCTCTCGGGCAAATCGCAGGCTGTTGTTGCTGCGGGTGGCTCGAACAAGATGGGCTACCAGCTCATGAAGAAGTCGAAAGAGCTGAAGCGCGACATGGAAGGCATTCTGACCTACAACAACGCCAAGGCGGCCGGTAACTCGGGCGCGGCGTCGAAGATGGGCGGTCTGCCGTGCTGGCTGTACACGAACACCGTTTTCCAGACGGGCGGCACACCGGCGGGTGCGAATCCGTCGCTCAATGCCAACGGCTGGACGGACGGTTCGAGCACGCGCACGTACAACAGCGTAACGGCGGCGCTGACCGAAACAATGGTCAAGTCGGTGCTCCAGAAGATCTACTCGTCGTCGGGTGAATCGCCGGAATATGCGGTCGTTTCGCCGGTCAACAAGCAGATCATCTCGGGCTTCGCTGGTCCGGGCACGCGTTTCATCGAAGTGGAAGACAAGACGCTGAAGACGGCAGTCGACGTCTACCAGTCGGACTTCGGCGACGTGAAGATCATCCCGGACATCTTCCTGGCCCAGTCGAAGGACTGCTTCTTCATCAACCCCAACTACATCCGCGTGGCGTACCTGCGTCCGTTCCAGACGCTGCCGCTCGCGAAGACGGGCGACAGCGACAAGAAGATGCTGCTTGTCGACTACACGCTCGAAGTGGGCAATGAGAAGGCGCACGGCCTCGTGACGGACACGACGGGCTAAGCGGTAACTGTTCTCCTCGCAGACGATTTGGGGCGGCTTCGGTCGCCCCTTTTTTATTCCCACTCGGAGATTCGCAAATGGCGAACTGGGTTCCTCTCTCCCCGATGCGTCCGCAGGTTGGTATCGCGGGACAAAACCTCGCGATTGGCGCTTCGTCCGTCCAGTCGACTGCTTTCGGTCCGCAAAGCTACATGCTGCGCATTTCGTCGACTGGCAATTGCCACGTGAACATCGGCACGAACCCGATGGCAACGGCCACGGACATGCTGGTCAAGGCGAGCGATCCGCCGTGGGTCGTGAAGGTCGCGCCTGGCGAAAAGATCGCCGTGATTCAGGACGGCGCAAGCACTGGCAACCTCAACATCAGCGAACAGACGTTCTGACGCCCATGAAAACGACCTACCACGAAGAAGACAACAAGGTTCACGTCAAGTATTCGGAGGACGTCGAATCGCTGCTCGACTACACGCATGCGAAACGCGCGGCTGAAGGCGAGTTCGAGAAGATGGGTGAGTTCAAGCACGTCATGCGCGTGCCGATGTCCGTCATGCTCGACATCAAGATCAAGTACGGCTGGGACTACATGGACCCGGATCACTGGCCGATGGTGTCGAAGATCCTGAAAGGCCCGGAATACGCGAAGTTCCGCACGACCAACCGGCAGATCTGATCATGCAAAAGTACGTCAACAGCGTGGCCGGCAATACGGGAATGCCGGTCGCGAACGCGTCGGTTCAGGTCAATCTGTACCCGGCCGGCACGCCCGCAACGATCTATTCGGACAACGGCGTGACGGCGGCGGCCAATCCGCTGACGACTGACACGAACGGCGCGTTCTCGTTCTACGCAGCCGATGGGCATTATCAGCTCGTCATCAGCGGGACTAACATCCAGACGCAGACGATCAATGACATTCTGCTTGTCGATCATCTGCCGGCCGATCTTCCCACTTCGCTACCCGGTTCCACAGGTCAGACGTGGAACAACGGCGGCGTCATTTCTGTGAGCTGACATGATCAGGAAACTGAAGCTCGGTCTGGTAGCGCTGCTGCTGCCGCTGATTGCGTTCGCCAGTAGCTATCCGTCGCCCACCTTCCAGAACGTCACCGTCAACGGGACACTGACGACGAACGGAACGATCGCAGGAACGGGCACGCTAGGCATCGCCAACGGCGGCACAGGCGCAACGACGGCGAGCGCCGCGCTGACGAATCTTGGCGGGATACCGATTGCCGGAGGCAATTTCACTGGGGCCGCAGGCATCAGCCTCAACCAGAATGCGGCTACCCGATTCACCATCAGCAACCAGTCTTCCGGTACATCTGCGCTAACGGGCATCGACTTTGAATCCTTCGGTGGAGGCTGGCAAGTCGATGTCCCGCAGAACGCGACATTCGTCAATCCCCTTATATTCAAGTTCGGTGGCACGGAGGTAGCGCGCCTCTCGCCTACCGGTGCGGCATTCCAGGTGACGGGAGGTGCCTCCTTCACTCAGCGCCCCACCTTCAACGGCGCCACGCCGTGGGATAGCGCGAATCTGAACTTCGCTACGCCGCCAGCGATCGGCGCGACCACGCCAAGTACTGGCAAGTTCACCACGCTTCAGGCAACTAGCACCATCACACCTTCGAGCACGTCGGGCATCGTCGGCACCGCGACGAACGACAACGCGAATGCGGGGAGCATCGGAGAATACGTTACGGCTACAGGATCGGGTGTAGCACTCACAACCAGTACTCCTGCGAACATCACCAGTGTTTCTCTTACGGCTGGAGATTGGGATGTTTCTGGAAACGTTCAGTATACGACTAGCGCAGTAACAGGCACCGCGTTCTGGGCATCTATCAGTACCGTGTCTGGGACGAATGGAGGCCTCGGCGCACTTATCAATTTTCAGTTCACCAGTTCCGGACTGAACACCTTTCTTCCTACGCCCGTGGTGAGAATTTCAGTCGCATCGACCACTACTGTTTATCTGGTTGGTGAAATCAATTTTGCGAGCGGTACGGCGAGCGGAAGTGGCATTATCAGGGCGAGAAGGGTGAGATAAACATGACCATCTTCGTCCCAGCAGTAGGCGGTGGAACACCCGCTGGCGTAGCCGGTGTCTATGACTACAACTCGCTGAAACAGGCCGTTCAGGACTGGTTTGCGCGCTCGGATCTCGGTAACTGGATCGACTATTTCATCCAGATCGCGGAAGCGGACATCTACCGGGACATCATCGCGAGCAATCAGGGGCGCGGCGTGCAGCCGATGGAAGCCGTGCTCAGCACGACGATTGCGAACGGTGCGGCTCCGCTTCCCACGGGCTATCTCGGGCTGAAAATCGCGCTCGTCTCGCTCAACGGCAACTCGTTCGAGCTTCAGCGCGTCAATCCTGAGTTCATCTATACGCAATACCCGGCACAGGTCGCGCAGGGTGCGCCCGCATACATCGCGCGGCAAGGCCAGAGCTTCGTGTTTGGCCCGTATCCGGACTCGAACTACACGATTACCGGCATCTACTGGCAGAAGTCCGCGCAACTGACGAGCGTGAACAGCACTAACTGGATCGTGAACAACATCCCGACGATCATGCTAGCCGCGACCAACCGTGCGGCGGCGCGCTTCAACAAGGACGAAGAGGCGTTCAGCCTTTGGGATTCGCTCTATAACCAACAGTTGCAGAGCTTCATCATGGCGGACCGTTCCGAGGAACTGTCTGGCTCTGCGCTCGCGATGGTGAGTGCCTGATGCTGCTTCCCATCGCTGATTACGCACCGGACCTGCCGGTCAACAATTCGAGCGGCGCGTCCGCGAACGTCGTGAACCTGTTCCCGCGCACGCGTGAGTCATGGGGTCCGTTCGGTACGCTGTCGACGTTCAGCAGTAACGGTCTGGATTCACAGTGTCTCGGCGCTCAGGTGGCGATCGACACTGGCGCGAACAATTACCTGTTTTCCGGGACTGCGGACAAGCTGTACGAGTTGGCGCCCGGCAACACCGGCTTTACGAACGTCAGCAAGACAGGCGGCTATACGCTGCCGGTCGGCGAACGCTGGTCTTTCACGCAATACGGCCAGCGCGTGATTGGCGCGGCGCAGGGACAAAACCTGCAATCGTTCACGCTCAATTCGAGCACCGCGTTCGCTGATCTCGCCGCAGCCGCGCCGCAGGCGCGCTACATTTGGACCATCAAGGATTTCGTGATGGTCGGCAACACGTTCGACGCCACGAATGGCGCGCAGCCGCAGCGTGTCCAGTGGTGCGCGATCGACGATCCGACGACATGGCCCGTCTCCGGCAGCACGGCGGAAGCACAGCTTCTCGCAGGCTCGCAGATCATCCCGGGCGATCAGGGCTGGCTGATGGGCGGCGTCGGCAACCTGGGCAACGCGGACGGCGCCGTGTTCTTCGAGCGCGCGATCTTCCGCGTCGTATTTCAGGGCTCTCCGACGGTGTTCGGCTTCTACCCGGCAGAAGGTGTGCGCGGCACACCGTGCCCGAAGAGCATCGTGCAGCTCGGCGCGCTGGCCTATTACGTCGGCGAGGACGGCTTCTATGCGTTCGACGGATCGACGTCGCGCCCTATCGGTGTCGATCGCGTCGACAAGACCTTCTGGGCGAACGTGAATACGGCGTATCTGGCGAACGTGGTCGGCGCTGTCGATCCGATCAACCGGCTGGTGATGTGGCTCTATCCGTCGAACTCAGCGCCGGGCGGCATTCCTGATTCGCTGCTCGTCTATAACTGGGCGCTCGACAAATGGGGATTCGCGGAAGTCAACGCCGAATACCTTTTCCGCGCGATCACGCAGGGCTATTCGCTCGACTCGCTGGATAGCACCGGCTATACGCTCGACACGCTCCCGTTCTCGCTGGACTCGCGCGTATGGACGGGCGGGCAAGTGTTGATGGGCGCGTTCACGCCGGATCATAAGCTGTCGTATTTCACCGGCTCACCGGCCAATGCGACAGCCGACACGGTCGAACTGGAGCCATTCGGCAAGAGCGGCAAGCGCGGCTTCGTGACGTCGGTTCGACCGATGATCGACGGTGCTTCTCCAACGGTCCAGATCGGCACGCGCCAGAAGCTGCTCGATACGCCTTCGTTCACGACGGCGAGCGCAGCCAACGACAACGGCGAATGCCCGGTTCGTGCCGATGGTCGTTATATGCGGGCGCGCATCCAGACGACGGGGGCTTTCACGCATCTTCAGGGCATCGAGATCCCTGAAGACAGCATTCACGAGTCGGGGCGGCGATGAGCAACCGCGGCTATCAGGGCGTACCGGAAGTGATGTCGCCCGAGGTCGAGCATCGTCGGATGCTTGCCCGCCTCGGGAACAACCTGTTGCAGGGAAAAACGAACAACGTCATTCAGGTGACGCTCGCGGCGAACGTAACGACGACGACGATCACTGACAAGCGGATTGGCGCCTATACGGGGCTGTTTTTCTCCCCTCTGACGGCAGATGCAGCGGCGGCGCTTTCTGGTCTCTATGTGTCGTCTCAGGCCAATGGCAGCGCGACGCTCACACACGCCAACACGGCGACGACCGATCGCACCTTCAACGTTCTTCTTGTCGGATAACCCATGCTCTACGGAATTCCGGCACACGTCATCGACGACGTGTGGGACGAAGTTCGTCCGTGGATTGCTGCTGCCTGCAAAAGAAGTCGAGGGAAGTTCGATGAAAACGACATCCGTATTGGTCTTCTGACCCGTGATGACCAGTTGTGGATCTGGCGCACTGACACGGCTTATGCAGTGGGCGTGACGCGAATCGTGAAGTACCCGAAACAGACGGTTTGCACGATCCGCATCGTGACGGGACGTAATAGACGGGAATGGGAAGGTCCGTGCATCGCGCGGATCGAGGAATGGGCCAAGGCTCAAGGATGTGACGCAATGGAGTTGCAGGCGCGGCCGGGTTGGAAATCGGTGCTACCTGACTACGACATGACCCACGTTTTCTTAGAAAAGCGACTTTAAGGGGAACCACATGTCTTCAGGTGGAAGCACAACCAGCACCCAGCAGGCAAGTCCATGGATGGGTCAGCAGCCGTATCTGTCCGACGTCTTCCAGGGCGCACAGAACGCATACAACAACATGGCCGGTCCAAATGCTGCCTCGTCGGTAGCCAGTTTCACGCCGATGCAGCAGCAGGCTATGGGAATCACGCAGAATGTCGCGAATGGGACGAACTTTGCGAATTCCGCAGGCGTCAATAATGCGGCCGGCAGCTACACGCAGAACCTGCTGAACGGTAACTATCTGAACTCGAATCCGGGCAACTCGGCGTTCGGCCAGTTTGCCAACGGTTCGATGATGAACAACCCGTATCAGACGGGTGCGCTCAACGCAGCAAATGACGCAATCACGCGTGCGTATCAGACAGCCACGGCGCCGCAGACGTCGAGCGCGATGGAAGCGGCGGGCAGGTATGGTTCTGGCGCCTACCAGAACGCGGTTAGCCAGAACCAGCAGAACCTCGCGACGCAGCTCGGCAATACGGACGCAAGCATGCTCAACAGCATGTACCAGCAGAACATGCAGAACATGCTCACGGGTGCGCAGGGTCTCTCGCAGAACTACAACACGGCGTCTCAGCAGCAACTGCAAGGTGCTTACAACGCGCCGAACATCGTCAATTCCACGAATGCGGCCGCGACGAATCTCTACAACATGGGCGGCAATCAGCAGGCGCTCAACCAACAGGTTATCAATGCGCCGTGGCAGTTGCTCAATAATTATTCGAACCTCGTTCAGGGCCAGTATGGCGGCACGACGACCTCGACGCAGCCGTACTACCAGAATACGGGCGCAGGCGCGCTGGGCGGTGCTATGAGCGGTGCAGCGCTGGGCAGTTCGTTCGGACCGTGGGGAACGGCGATCGGCGGCGGCATTGGTGGCCTGATGGGCGCATTCTCGGATCGGCGCCTGAAGATCGACATCGAGGAAACGGGCGAAGAACTGAACGGCCTGCCGCTCTATCGCTACCGCTACCTGTGGGATTCGCCGCGCGTGCGCCGCATGGGCGTAATGGCCGACGATGTGCGCCGTCTCGTGCCGCACGCGGTTTCGCGCGATGCGACGGGCTTCGACAAGGTGAATTACGACGCGCTCGGAGGTCGCCATGTCCTGGCTGTTCGGTGACTCTCTTAGCGGCAACAACTATGAAGACCCGCTCGGGCAGGCTGGTTCGCATTTCCAGCGCTATACCGATCCGCTCGCGCTGATTTTCGGCCAGAAGTACATCGATCTGACGAGCAAGACTCTGCCGACGGCGGGCAATCGCGCCCTGTCCAGCATCGTGACACCGATCGACAAGGCGTCGTCGTATATCGATCCTCTCTACTCTCAGACGGCCGGCATTCACAACTGGGTCAACCACAAGCCAGGCTCAACCTTCGGCGCGGTGATGGGCGGCATGTTCGCGGCTCCGGCGATCGGTGGCGCGGCTGGTGCGAGCGGCGGCGCTGGCGCGGGTACGGCAGGCGCTGCTGACGCCGGCGCGATCGGTGCGGCTGATGCAGGAACAGCCGGCGCCAGCGGTCTGACAGGCCTTTTCAGCGGTCCTGCGGCCTATGGCGACGCCGGTATGACTGGCGCGGTATCGAGCGGCGGCTCAGGGCTCGGCGCGGCGACTGCGGGCGATATGGGCGGTGCGCTCGGTTCTTCGCCGACGGGCCTGTTCTCTGGGCTGCTTCCCGGTGGCGGCATGTCGGGCACATCGAGCGGCGCGCTCGGAGGCGGTCTGTCCGGTGAAGTCGCTGGCGCGGCTCCGATCGGCGGCGCTTCGATGGGCGGATTCAATTTCGGCTCGCTCGCGAACATGGGCCAGAACCTGATGAATCAGGGCGCCCGTCAGCAGCCACAGCAACAGGGCGCCGGCTACGGTGGTCGCCCCTTGGCCTTCGGCAATCCGCACGTCTCGACAGGCGTCGTGTCTCCCGCCACGCCCTATACACAGTTCAACGGCGCGTCCTATCAGCCTTCGCCGCTCCAGACGGCAGCGCTGATGCAGGCTGGCGCTAAACCTTTCGGGGGCTTCTATGGCTGACCTTTTCGACGGTAACGGCCTGATGAACCTGTATGCGAATCCGCAGACGGCGGGGCTGCTCGGCATGGGCGCTGGGCTGCTCTCGGCGTCCGGTCCTTCGCGTCTTCCGGTGAGCATGGGGCAGGCGCTCGGCATGGGCATGCAAGGCGCGGAGCAGGGCTTCAACAACTCGTTGCAAATGCAACGCGGGCTGCTCCAGATGCGCGCCATGCAGGGGCTGATGGGCGGCGATCAGAGCGCGGCCGCGCCGCAGTCGGCACCGTCCTACTCGTCGCTGTTCGGGCCCGCGTCGAGCGCGCCGGCGACGATGGCGCCTTCGGGTGTCGGCGGCACGCAAGACGGTTCGAGCGCATCGGGCGCGCCGACGGCAGCAGGCAGCATCTACGGCCGCACGCCGCAGCAACTGTTCCAGCAGGGCATGCTGATGAACATGGCGGGCATCCAGGGCGGCGGCGATCTGATGCGCGTGGCGGTGGAGCATGATCCGACTTTGGCGCGCATGATGCCGACGGACATCCAGAAAAACGCGGCGGCAGCGTATGGATATGGCACGCCCGAGTACACGAATGCGATTCAGGGCGCAGTCCGCAAGGAGGGCGTCGTTCCACTTCGCCCGGGAGCTGGCTACATCGATCAAGGCGTTCTCAAGAGTACGCCTGGGCCGGCGCCGGCTGGCTATATGAATCAGCCTAACGGCGATGGCACGTGGTCGATTGTGCCAGTCGCGGGCGGCCCCGAAGCGGTGCGTTCCAGCGCGGCCGCGCAGGCTGGCGGCAAGGCGCAATACAACCTGCAACAGGTATGGGACCCGACTGCGAACAATGGACAGGGCGGTTTCGTCTATCAGAGCGCTGCGAACGTCGCGGACTCGGCGGGCGGCAATGCTCCGCCAGTCCCGGTCGGCATCCGCAACAACAACTTCGGCAATATCCGCTCGGCAGACGGCAAGGGATTCGCCACCTACGACACGCCGCAGGCCGGCATCAATGCCGCAGACGAACTGCTCGCGACGTATGGCGCGAAGCACGGCATCAATACGATCATGGGCATTGCCAACCGCTGGAGCCCGACGGGCGACGGCAACAACAATCCGGCTCAGAAAGCGGCGGCGATGTCTGCGGCGAGCGGCGTCGGCGTCAATGAACCGATCAACCTTGCCGATCCCGCGACGCGCGCGCGTATCCTGCCGGCGCTGTTCGACACGGAAACTCCGGGCTGGCGCAATGCGGTGGGCGGTGGTACGTCCGCGCCGGCAGCGGCACCAGCGCGCGGCCCGATGGCCTCCCAGCCTCCGCTCGGCACGACGAACGCCGCAAACGCCTCGCAAGGCGCGCCGAGCAAACAGATGGCCGACTCATACAGCGCCATGTCAGGCGCCGATAACGCCTATCAGCAATCGCGCGAAGCGCTGACGGAAATGATCGACCTGGCGAACAGAAAAGGTGCGTCTGGCGCGGTCGCCGGCGTACTGCCTGAGTCGGTCAGCACGAAGATCAGCCCGGACGCGGCGAAGTATCAGAAGCTGCATGCGACCTATGTTTCGCTGCAAGGCAAGGCACTGGGATCGGGCGGCACGGATGCCGCGCGCGCGACGATCGATGAAGCTGTGCCGACCTACGACAAGCCACAGTCGGCGATGGTGAGCGGCCTTCAGACGCAGCTCAACAATCTGGACATGGCACACCTGAAAACGCAGTTCCTGACGCCGACGTACCAGCGGGGCGACGAGAAGTCGTATACGGCGCAATCGGCGGCGTTCGATCAGAACATCAAGCCGTCCATGGTGCCGGTGCTTCAGATGCAAGGCCCGCAGCAGCGCGCGGCGGTGCAGGCGGCAATCAAGGCGAATCCGTCTCTGCGCTCTAGCTACGAATGGGCGTTCAACAACGGGATGCTGAAATGAGCGCATTCGACGACTACCTGAACGCACCTGCAACGGCCGCAAAGCCGTCGTTCGATGCGTATCTCGGCGCGACGTCATCGGTCCCGGCGCCGGCAGCGGGCAGCGCGGGAGCTGCGGCACCACAAACCGCTGCCGGGCAACCAGGTGCGCTGGCATCGTTCGGCGCGGGTCTCGGGCATGGCGTCCAGAACGTGGCCCTTGGCGTTCAGCAGTTGCTCGGGCGCGGCGCGCAGGCCGTTGGACTGGACAGCGTCGGCAACTGGCTGACCAACGACGCGGACCAGGGCATCGCGCGCGGCGACGCGGACTATGCGCGTTATTCCGCCGCGCACCCCATTGCGGCCGGCGCTGGCAACATCACCGGCCAGATCGCAGGCACCGCGCCGACCATGCTGCTCGGCCCCGAGTATGCCGCACTGTCATTGCCTGGAAGGATAGGCCTTGGCGCAGCTCAGGGTGCAGCCGGCGCAGCGATGATGCCGGTAGAGAATCCGGGCGACAACTTCTGGACGCAAAAGGCAGAACAGGCCGGATTGGGTGGTGCGCTCGGCGGCGCAACGCCGCTTGTCGCTGCCGGCGCACGAGCACTCGGCAACCAGCTCGGAAACGTCATCAAGCCCGTCATCCAGCCGGGCCGCTTCGTCGGCGAAGGACTGGCCGGCGCGATGGACCCGGCGCAGGCTGCCGCAGCGGCGCAGAACATCCGCAGCGCACAGCAGTTCGTACCCGGCTCGATGCCGACGACCGCGCAGGTCGCGCAAACGCCCGTCATGGTGATGACCGAAAAGGCGGCAGCCAATATGCCCGCAGTCAAGTCGGCAATGCTGGATCGGGCGATTGCGAACAACGATGCGCGCTGGCAGGCGCTGATGGGTGTTGCTCAGGACCCGGCAGCATTGCAGGCTGCGCAGCAGGCGCGCGAGGCAGCAGCGCGACCGCTCTATGATGCCGCGCATAGCGCGACAGCCAACATCGGCCCCGGCTTCATGAAGAAGGCGCAGATTCCCGAACTTCAGCAGGCCATGCAGCAGGGCGAAAACATGGCCCGGTTGCAGGCACAGACGGGACGCGGTATTCCGGCTGTATGGCCGACCGCGCCGACGCCCGGTGTAGCGGGATCGGGCTCGAAGGCGATCAACGGCGCGGCGCTCGATTACACCAGCCGTGCGCTCGGCGACATGATCGGCGACGCCTCGCGTAACGGACAGACGCAACGCGCTGGCGCGCTTGGCGATCTGAAAAACTGGGTCGACCAGTGGGCAGGCCAATATATTCCCGGCGTCCAGCAGGCGAGACAGACCTACGCGCAGATGAGCGTGCCGGTCAACACGATGGACGTCGGGCAGCAGATCGCGAACGGCCTCGGTACGCGCGCGATGAACGCGGGCGGCGCGCCGGAAATCCAGATGATGCCGTTCCGCGCGGCGCTGACGAAAGCGATGAATAGCGGCGATGCGGCGAAGTATGGAATCGATGCGAACGCATCGAACACGCTTCAGGGTATCGGCCAGGACTTGCAGCGCGCGACGGTTTCAAACTCGGTTCGCGCGCCGGGCAGCGATACCGCATACAACCTCGCGGCGAATGGCTGGCTCGCGCGCAACCTGTATGGGCCGAACTTTCAGGGTGCAACGGGGATCGGGAAGACGGGTGCCGCGCTCGCCGCGCTGGCTACCGGACACCCTCTGGCTGCGGGCGGCATCTTCGCGGGCGGCAACAAGATCGGCCAGATGGTCGGCAATCGCCTTCAGTCGCGCCTGTCAGGCCTTCTTCTTAATCCGGACACGGTCCTCCCGTACCTCGATGCTCGTGCTGCCGCGACGGCGCAGTCTGTTCCAGGCCCGCTGATGCAGGGGCTGCTGAACTATGGGCGTCCAGCCGCCATTAATGCCCTTAGTGGCGGTCTCATAAACGCCTATGGCAAATGAGACGATGGCCACGATGCCAAGCTTGACCAGACCCACGATCAGAACGTTGTGCATGAAAACTCCGAACCCGGCCCCGCGCCGGGTTTTTCATTATAGGTGAACCGTAATGGCACTCTGGCAATGGAGCACCACGCCGGCCAACAACGCGAGCGCCGGCTCGATCAACTGGGCGGAAGGTCAGGCTCCCTCAACCGTCAACGACAGCGCGCGTCAGATGATGGCCGACGTCGCGGCAGACCTGATGGCCGATCGCGAGTGGCTGAAATTTGGCGATACGCCGACCTACGTCAGCGGCACACAGTTTACTGTGCCCGGCAATCTGACGTCGCGCTATACGATCGGGCGCCGCGTACGCGCTTTCGTGACGGCCGGCACTGTCTACGGCACGATCAGCCAATCCGCCTTCTCTTCGAATACAACCGTCACCGTCGTATGGGACTCGGGCAACCTTGACAGTGGCCTGTCGGAGATAGACGTAGGCATTTCGAACGGTGTGAATACATCGGTCCCGGCGATCAACGGCTCGCATACATCGATCGGCTATGACGCTGGCGGTGCGAACTTCCGTGCGATCTCGGGCAATTACGGTGTGATATTTCGTAATGATGGGACGAACTTCTACATGCTTCAAACAGCATCTGGAAGTCCGTACGGATCGTTTAACAGCTATCGCCCCATAGCATGGAGTTTCAGCACGGGCGCGGTCACGATCGACGGCACGGGAGCAGGAACAAGTTTCGGCGGTCAGGTCAGCGTGTTCTCGAACCTTATTGCTGGCGGGAACGTGACCGCCAATTCGGATGAGCGCCTGAAGACTGATTGGGAGGCGCTGCCCACAGACTTTGTCGAGCGTCTGGCCGCAGTCAAGAGCGGCACCTATGCGCGTGTCGACAAGGACCTGCGTCAGGTAGGTGTGGGCGCCCAGTCGCTTCAACCACTGATGCCCGAAGCCGTGATCGAGAACGAAAACGGTGTGCTCTCCGTCGCCTACGGGCAAGCTGCGCTCGCCGCATGCGTCGAACTGGCGAAAGAGGTCGTGCGCCTTCGCGCTCTGCTGGAGCCGGTCAAATGACGCTGCCCGCCAGCTTTCCGATTTCCATGTCGCAGATCGCGGCTGAGCTTGGGCTGTCGCTGCCGCTGTCGATCAGTCATCCGTGGGTCGAGGCGCTCGCCAACAAGTCAGGCCTTCCCGTGAGCTTCAGCGATCTGCTTGGCAAGACGGCGCAGTTCAACGGGAATATCTCGTTCACTTCGGGATCGTTTTCGACCGGCTTCACGCCGACTCTTTTCGGTGGAACCGTGCTCGATATGGAAGGCCTCTATTCGGGCGGCGTTCTCACGCAAGTCACATTGAATTTCAGTTCCAATCCGCCTGTCTATCGCGGGAATTTCCTGCTGGTGAACCATACGACGGGTCAGTCCATCGTCGTCGCTTACGCGGGCGGAAATCAATGGAACAACAATGCGCCGCCTGCCGGTTTCATCGTCGGATCGAATACCTACAACTTCACAGTCAAACCTAACTGACGGGGCAATCATGGATCAACACATGGCCGAAATCGTGGCACTGAAAGAGCGTGTGAAGGCGCACGACGAAGATATCGCGCGTCATGACGCGCATCTGGAAAAGCTCGACGAGACCGTCGCCGAGCTGCGCACGGCAATCGCAACCGTCGCGACGAAAGACGATATCAACCGCCTGCGCGTCGACATCAACGAAAAGTTCAGCACGCATCTGAGTAATGCGCTGGATGCGATTCCGGGCAAGTGGGCCGCTATCTTCGCTGGCGGCCTGATGCTCGTCGAGATCGTCTCCCTGTTCGTCAAAAGCCATGGATGATGATCTGATCGAGCTGCGCTTCCAGCTCTACGACGATCGCTTCGAGCACTGCGAGCGGCGCATCAAGGAACTGGAAGACGCGCACGAAGACAAGGCCCATGCCATGGAGTCGCGACACTCGCGGCTCGTCAACTGGCTGATGCTCGGTCTGTTCGTGGTTGAGGTCGGCATCGGCATCTATCAACTCGTCTGGGTGGTTCACCATGCGTAGCCTGTTCCGCCTCTACATGACGGTGCGGAAGCCGAAAAACTTCCTCATCATCCTGCTCGTTTTCATCGGCACGTCTCTACTGCTGCACTTCCTGACAGGCGTCGATCCCGAATTCGGCGCGACGAACCTGATTCTCTCGATTGAGGCGTCGACGGCCAGCGCCGTGCTGATGATGGTCGCGGAGGAATCGGCGGACCTTCAGCGGCAGACAGTCGATTCTCAGGGACGCATGCTCGCCGCGCTGCTCGCGATTGCCGAGGCGCAGCGCGACATGCTCACCGATCACACCGCGCTCCTGCGCGCAATCCGGGATGCCGATGAACGGCTCCTGAAAGCACTCACCACAAGGGAGGATCTATGAACCAGAACCCGGAATGGCTCGACAAGGCGATCGAGCTGGCAAAGGAATTCGAGGGATGCAGTCTGACTGCTTATCCCGACCCGGCATACGGCTGGAAAGTGCCGAGCGTGGGTTACGGCGCGACCGGCCCCGGCATCTGTCAGAACACGGTCTGGACGCAGGCGCAGGCGGATGCCGATCTGCTGTACCGCATGAAGGGCGTCGGCGCGCATCTTGATTCGGTCGTCAAGGTTCCCATCAGCGACGAACAGAAGGCCGCGCTCGCAGACCTTTGCTACAACATCGGCGCGGGAGCGTTCGACCGATCGACGCTGCTGGCGTGCCTCAACGTCAACCACATGCAGGGCGCGGCCGATCAGTTCATGGTCTGGACGAAGGCAAACGGCGTCGAGCTCGACGGGCTCGTGAAGCGCCGTGACGCGGAACGCGCGCTGTTCCTGCTCGGGAGCGATCTATCAAAGGAGCCGGAACCGGCATCGGAGGAAGAGAAATGAACCAGACCTCTCCCTGGCTAACCGGTGGCGCAACCATCACGGCTGTCCAGCTCGAACCTCTCGTGCGCTGGGGCCTGACGGGCTTCCATGCCGCAATGCCTGATGCCGTGCCCGGCGTCGTCGCCGCGCTCCTGTTCACTGGCGCCCACGCTCTCCTGAATCTGCTCGCCTCCCGGATGAGCAAGACCCCGCAGTAACCCTATCTCTCCACTCCCGAAGGAACCGTCATGAAACGTATGCTGCTTGCGGCAGGAATCGCCGCGTGTCTCGCTTTTGCCGCGTGCTCGACCACGCAGCAGGCCGACGTCGCGCAGAAGGCGCAGTTGCTCCAGCAACAGGCCGCCAAGGCCTGCGCTGTGGTCCAGCCGACCTTGCTGTCGATCAAGGCAATGGAAGTCACGGACCCGGCGCAGGAAGCCGTGTTCACGACGCTCGCGGACCTGAATGGCAAGGTCTGCGCGGCCGGCGCGTCGATCGATCCTTCGTCCGTCGCGGCGCTGGTCAATACGACCATTCCGGCTGCGTTGCAAGTCGTCGCTCTCGTGCCGATGGACCCGGCGACGAAGATGGGGGTGCAGGTCGGTCTGATCGCGTTTCAGACTGCTCTCTCAGCTGCGCTGGTGCAGTACGGGCCTGTTGCTGCCGCTCCCGTCGCTGCGAGCCAGTGATGGACTGGGCGGCGATTGCTCTGGCGGCAAAGCGCGCTAACGCCGCCTATATCGAGGACGCCGCGCAGTCGCGCGCGGCATTCTCTGCGCTCGGCGATGACTGGATCGACATCCATGCCGACGACAGCCATCAGGCCGTGCTATCGGTCGATGCAGCCGGTCAGACGCACCTGAGCATCAGCGGCACGCGCGCGAGCACCGGCAAGCTGCTGGACATCTACGCGGATGTGTCGCTGGAGCCAACCGCAGTGAAGGGCGGCACGGTCACGCAGGGCGTCGTCGAAGGGATGCAGCACCTGTGGGACTGGGTGCTTCAGACAGTGCCCGAGGCAAATCCGATCTCGGTATCAGGACACTCGCTCGGCGGCGCACGCACGCATCTGACGCCGCTGTTCCTGCCCGCGCAGCGCATCGGCGCGCTGCATAGCTTCGCCGCGCCGAAGTTCGTCAATGCCGACTTCTACCAGACATGGCACGCCGAGCTGGCGAACATGGTCTGTGTGCTCAACGGTGAAGACGGGTGGGCGTCGTGGCCGTGGTTCGATCCGGACTGGCAGCACCGGCCGCCGCTTCAGCATATCTGGCTGAGAAACGGCGGCTTTCAGATGGTGCTCGGGGATCTGTGGCCGGATGGCTGGCGCTTCTCCGATCACGACATGGACCGGTATCAGGCGCTGGTCGAAGGGATAGCTACAGCAGCGGCTTCACAACGGGCGCCAGAATCTGCGCCTCAAGCGCAGCCTTGACCTTATAGCCGTCCGCGTTCGGATACACACCGTCCGGGAGCAGCGGCACCCATCCCGCGATGTCGATGGCCGAATAGTCGTCGGACACCGGAACGCTCATTGCCGACCCGATGTTCCTGATCTGGTCGCGCCACGTCAGGATCTGATTTCCGGCGGGTGTCGAGACAGCGGGATTCGGCCCGATGATCGGATTCGGCACGAACAGGACGATGGTCTTGCCGTGCGCCTTCGCGATCTGCACGATGTTCATCAGGTCTGTGCTGAAGTTCTCGCCGGCCTGATCGTTCAGTCCAACGTTGACCGTCACGATCTGGGCAGTCGAGGCAGCCATCGTTGCGTCCCATGTCTGCAACAGGCTGTCGGCCGTCGTCCCGAAAACGCCCTTGTTCGATACCGTGATCGACGACCCGAGAGAGGCCTGCAAATCGGCCTGTAGCGCCTGCGGCTCCGTTGTTGATGCAACGGCATAGCCAGCAGGGCAGGAGGCGCTCGCAGCGGCTCCAGATGTCGCCGTGCAGCCCACTGTTGAACCGTCACCATACGTCTCGATCAGAACGGGCTTGCCGGTCGGAGCGGGCTGTGGCTGAGTCGGAGACGGATTGCTGCTCGTGCTCCCTCCGCTATTGCCACCTCCACCCCCACATGCGGCCAGCATGATTGCAGCCGCAAGCATCGCTATCTTCGATTTCATTGTCGTCCCCGGAATTTGGTCAGAGGATAGGTCAAAAGTCGGACGCCCGCCAGTCATGGTTTCTGGAACTGGCGCATCTCTTTCTGCGGCCACGGCTGGTACTGGTCGACCGGATCAGTGTCTGGATTCACCCATTGATATCGGCCGCCGCTCGATCCTCCTTGAGCTGCACCTTGCGATGAGGAACCGAATCCGCCATATCCGCCGGCACCGCCAGAACCGGCCCGCGCGCCGTGACTGGCCCCGAGCTGTGCCTGGGCCTGCGAGCAGGCGAGTGCGAGAACTGCGGGCAATACGATAGACTTGAGGAAGCTCATGGCTGATCTCCGTGAAAGGTCGGGTTGTGGGTTAGGGTCGGCTCGGTGTGTCAGCACCTTGTCGGCCCGCTACTGCGCTTCTAATATTTCCTGCAAACTGCCCTGCGAACCGCGCCAGTGCTTGCTCGTTTTATGAGCAAAATATTAGAAACACCATGCTGCAAACCTATGCCGCATAAGGCTCGGGCGTTGTTTTCGTAATCTGATCACGTATCAGCGTCAATCGCCTCAAACGCCCGCCCAGCAAGGGCTTTCTAATATTCTGCGGACCGGTTTCTAATATTCAGGCCGATTTCGGTAGCGCCAATCGGACATTGCTGACCGGCACACTTCGCTCCTTGAAGTAAATCTCGGTGGTGCTTTTGTCCGCGTGCGCCGCCGCGACCATCAGGGCTTCGATGTCGTATCCCTGCCGCTTCGCGTCCGTCAGAGACTTGCCGCGAATGTCCTTAATTGTGTATGCAAACTGCTGAAGATTCGCCCGGTTGCATGCCTTCCGCCATACCTTGAGGGCGCCCGCGCTGCTCCATGGCGTGCCGCGCGGCGCGTGGATCACGAACGGCCCCTTGATCTTTCCAAGCCCGCGCGCCGTCTCCAGCGCCGCGTCGATCTCCGGCGTGATTTCGACATCGACCGCGATTCCGCTTGAGTCGCGCGTCTTCGATGGCCGGAAGTGGATCACACCGTTCTCGCGATCGACCCAGTTGCTTTCCTCGCCTTCCTTCTTCCAGCGCAGCGCGCGAATCTCCGTCGAGCGCTGGGCCGTCAGATAGCAGAGGTCGACCATGCACAGGATCATCGGATTGGCGGCCAGCTCGGTACGGATCGCGGCGAAATGTGAGTCTGTGATATAGACGTCGCGCGCCTTCGGCTGCTTGATGCGGATACCGTTGCAGGGGTTCTCGCCGGCATAGTGCCGGTTCTCGCGGCACCACTGGAAAAAGCCCGACAGGAACGCGCGCATGATGCGCTGCATCGGGAGCTTATCCTTCCAGTTGGCACGCAGGAACTCGACCACGAAGGCGTTGTCGACCTTGTCGATATTGACGTCGACAAAGCTGTTCTTGACGTAGTTGCCATAGTTGTGCCAGCCGCGCTCGCGGTGCTCGGCACGCTTTTCCTTCACGTATGCATCGACGAGCGCCGGCACGTTGCCAAGGCCCGTCAGCGACTCGCGCTTGCGCTTCTCTGCGGCGAGCCGCTCCAGCATCTTCAGTTCGCCATCCTCGACGCGGCAGAGCTTGATCCAGATTCCACCCTTCGGAAACCAGTAGTAGCTGCCGCTTTTCGTATAGACACGATTCGGCAGACCGTCAGGAATAGTGCGGCGACGCGCGTTCATTTGACTGACCGTAGGACAGCCGGCCGCAGGGCCGGGCGTTGTTCTTGTACCGGGCCGCTTGCGAGGCCCGCTTTCTTTGCCTGGAGTGCTTCGAAGGTCGCCCAGGTGATCACCGGACTCCCGTCTCCGCAGCGCACAACGTTGATGCCGAATTGCGCGCGAAACCATTCTACCTGCTTGCCGTAGCGCTTCTTCCCGGTCACGCGCGCCAGGTCGTCGGCGCTCATCAGACGATCGCTCATCTAAGCTGCCTCCAGTCCAAGTTCTTCTTCGTCATCATTCACGCTCATCGACTGCCTGTAGATGCGACCGACCCCGATCTTCGGTTCAAAGGGCATCGGGTACGCGCCGAACATCAGCGAGTCCTGCCAGTGCCTGAACGGCACAACGCGCTCACTCTGGCTGGCCCATTCCTTGTCGCGTGCCCGATACTCGCGGTGGCGAAGTGCTTTAGCGCTCGGGATCGGCGAGATATACGGCTTGTCCGTTCTCCTGTAGACATTCCGCTTGCGTCCTTGGCAACCTTTGCGCTTTACTGACCCGTGCGTCAGGTAGCCTTCGTCGATCGCACGCTTGCAGGCATTCCAGATCGCACTTTCGGACAGCGGAACAGCCTTCTTCAACTGTTCCACGTCCATTGACGCTCCAGGCTTCATTGCATCGAGGATGGTCTTCAGAGATGGCTTCTCGCGCGCGGCCTTCTTCATCTCACTCTCCCTTCTTCGGTTCGGATGCGGCGAGCCGTGCTTTCAGATCGCGAATCTCCGCACCAGCCGCGTTGGCAATGATCGTCGCGCCTTTGAGAGCTTCTTCCAGTTCAGCGATGCGCTCATTCAACACGTCGCGTTCCTGCCGCATCTGGTCCCAATCTTTCACTCGCTCGGACGCCTGATCGCGCCATGAGTCCCGGTCGGCTTCCAGTTCAGACACCGTCCTCTCCGCCAGCTTCGCCGCGTCTTCCCATGCGCGGGATTGCGTTTCGAGCTGGGCGATGCGCGCGGCTTGCTGTTCGATCAGGTCGGCGGCTTCATTGCGCAGCTCGTGCCCGGCTTCTTCCTCGACGGTGTCGCGCAGCCGCTCCGCCAGACTCTTGATGTTGTCGGTCACGACTGATCTCCTATCGAAAACGCGAGTAATCCGAATATGAACGTCGACAGAAATACGAACTCGACGCTGCTGAACGGATCGCCGTGTGTCGCGTAGACCATGCTCCCGGATGTGACGGACGCCGCGATCGCGACGGCGGATTGTCGAAGTGCGTTCTTCACGCCGCACCTCCTTGAGCGCTGTCGCTGGCTGCGATCAGGTATTCGGCGATGACCACGCGCGGCGTAATCGAATGACACTCAGAATCGCCGTTTGCTCGATTGATGCGCGGTTCGTCGCACACGCCGTAGTGGCGACCCATGTGCTTCAGTTCGGGCGAGCCGCCGCAGAACGGGCACGGCAGCAGACTCTTGATGTTGTCGGTAGTCATTCGTCAAAGTCCTTTCGTGTTCGGGTGCAGTGCGTGAAGCATTCGGTGTGGGCCGGGCCGCCACGCTCGCCATAGTCGGTATCGCCGCAGCGCGCGCATTCATAGACGGTCTGCGAGCAGCCGTAGCAGCCTTTCGGGCAGGCGCGGCCGCCGTTCGATTGCCACGCGTGCCCGACGACAGAGCAGCTAACCGATTCGTCGCCAGCCAGAACGCGCGCTTGCTCGACGAGTTCGACCAGATTCACGCCGCACCTCCTTCAGCGCTTTCGCTGGCTGTGGCGCTAGAGTTCGTGCCTCGGTTTCTGTGGGCCGCAAACTCGCCGTGAAGCATGTCGGCAGCCAAGCAATAAAACTCGTATGCCTCTTCGGCCGTCTCGAAGCAGCCGAGGTAATGGTTCTTCCCGTTGTAGGCGATGCGGGTTTCCCACTTCTTGCTGCCACGCTCTTTGCCGTTCCGCCCTTTCCCCTTGAGCTTCACGCCTCGGTATCCAGACGTGTTGTTCTTGAGCATCGGGATATTCCACATGTTCTGCGCGTTGTTGCAGATACGGAGTTCAGCTTTGCGAGCGTCAAGCTTGTTGCCAAATCGGTGATCCACTTTCCGTGGATCGCCATGTTTGAGGCCCATTACGCGCCTGTGCATGCTTTCCGTGTACTTCCGCCCGGTCTCGGCGCAATAAGCACCCCTCGTCGGGTATCCATTGGATAGGTGCCATGTGAACTGCGACAAGTCCTCATAGTCCTCATCGTCGACGAGAATTTCCTCGCCCTTGCGCGTGTAGATGATCTTCATGCTTGACCCTCAGAGGCGCGGAGAAGGGCGCGGATTTCCTTGTCCGTTTGAAGCCGGATTGCAGGGTCGCTGACATGCTTCGTCGCGATCAGAACGACGGCCTCGATCTGCTCATCCGTCAGCTTCTGCCCGCTAGCGGCAGTCAGCCTGTCCACACCCTTATCCACTGATTCTGTGGATAACTTGGCTCGTGCCTGCCATGCTCGCAGTGCTACAGCCCGAACGAGATCGGTCGTATTCCATTCCTGCGCAGCGATCCACGCCTCAAACGAGTCATGCTCGTCCAAGCCTTGTTTGTTGGTCATGTCTTGTCCTCAGTTAAGCTGCAAACAGGTCTAGTCCGGTCTGAATCGGCGCAGCAGATCGATCCCAAAAGATTGGCGACTGATCCTTCTCAATCCTCTCGCGCATTACCTGAGCTCTCGCCTCTTTCGTGGCTGGCGGGTAGCCGCCGTGCCATTTCTTGTCGATACCGATGTTCCGGCCAATATTCGTGCTGTCGGCGCTGGCGAACGGGAATCGGGTGAAAATCTCCGGGTCGAGCATGCGCAGGCCGTGAATCTTGCAAATCGGTCGCCCGCTCTTGTCACAAATGGTGTCCATGACCTCCGCCATGCGAATCCACCATTTGGACGTGCCGACAGTCGCGTATTCGCCAGAACTGCCGATACAGATGCGCGGAAATTCCAGCGCGAGTCGCAGCAATCGATCGAGACTCTCGTGCATATGCCAGACGGGTGCGCCGACCCACGGTGCTTTTCTTCGCCACGGCCATTCGTCGACAAGGGCATCGTTCGCGGACTCGTCACCGTCGATCACATCCGGTATGCAGGCAAAGTCAAAGCACGGGTAGCGGTGGAGTTCCGCCACCCACTCGTAATATGGATTCCAGTCCGTCACGGGCTGCCCGCTCATCCATGCCGAGAAAGCGCCGTTATCGACAGCAATCGACTGGGCTACTTCAAGTGCAAGCGACAGTTGGTCTGGGTGACGGAAGGAAACGAAAGCATGCCCTCCGGCTATCGCTCTGGCTGCTGCCGTGGCTGGGGTGATGGGTAACCCGTGATATGGAATCACTCAGCAGTCTCCAGCCAGTCGATTGCCTCCTTGATCGTGCCGAACACCTTCGTGCTGTGATAGCGCAGCCAAGGGCTCACCGGCTCCGGCGCAATAACTGCAATCGGCTTGCCGAGCTGCCACGCGTAAAACACTTCCATGCTTGTTCCGACGCTGGGCTTCGGACAGTTCGCGATCACGGCATCGCATTCGTCGACATCGATCTTGTCCAGTTCGACGATTTCGTTCACGGACTCGGCTTCGCGTCCGCGATAGTCGCGCCGCATCGGATCGAGCGTGTCCGGCAACCGGCTCTTGGCGTACGAGCGCCAGTCGTTGCATTCGGCATCGGTGCAACCGTTGATCGGGCCGCAGAGATAAACGAGCATGCGATTCTCCTTAGTGGTGACGTGAAACTGCTTTGATTGCGTGGATGGCTTCCACACCTTTCTCGAATACAGTCGATCCAACCTGAACGCGCTGGGTCAGCCGGCCGTGATTCACTTCTTCGAAGCCGCGGCGTGTCTCAATGTCGACGCCGTGGTGATGGGCCTTCAAAACCTGTTTGCCGCCGAAACGGGCGAACAGGTCGTCTGCGATCGCCTCGTGGAATCCGCTCTTGCAGAGCGCAGCAGCAGTCACGATCTGTTCCGCTCGAATCATTTGGTCCGTCGAGATCTCCAATGAATAAACGATCGGCTGGTGATTGGCCGGACAGACGCTCACGAACTGATGCCGGTAGATGTTTTCCACACGAGAATCCGCTTTTTGAGTGATTTCAGTCATTGCTCACTTCCACACAACTTTCCGGAGAGCCTTCGAGCACGGACATGTGCTGGTCGTAGACAGCCTTGTCCTCGGCATCCGGCCAGTCGTCACCGATAGAGCATCCTGCCTTGATCTCGTCGGCGCTCTCGGCAACGATGCGCATAGCGTCCTGAATGACTTTACGTAACTCGTTGTTCATTGATTACCTCTTTAAGCGTCTTCGCCGCGTCCGCATGGAACTGCGCCAGCTTGAGGTTGCGGCGCGTGACGGCATCTCTATGGCACTGTCCGCCGCCCGTCGTCTTGTGGTTATCCGCGAGCCATGCGAATCGCTTCTGTTGCTCGCGGTGCCACATGAAGAGTGAGCGGAGGTCCATCAGGACTCAATACTCGGCGCGTACGTCTCGGGCGTCTTGCCGAATGTCCATGCAATCGCCTCGTGCGCCGAGCGCATCTGCGGGGGTACTCGAAGGAAATAATCCTTGAATCGCGGTTCCTTGCCGATCTTCACGCCGAGCGCGCGCATCGTGTCGAGCCGGCGCGTCACAGAATCAGCGCCGAAAGCCGAGATTGCATCGGCATACGAAAGATGCCCGTCAGGCTCGGGCGTACTGTTGAGCACGCGTACCATCACGATCGGTTCGTCGTCGTTCAGTTCCTTGCGATACAGCACACCGTAGTCATCGCGCTGAATCTGACGGGAACCGGAGTCGATCAGATAGCGCGACGTGCCGTACTTCTCGATCATGATCCGGCGCACTTCGGCATTGAGCTCCGCGTCGATCTTCTCGACGGTAATCAGTTCGGGCTGCTCGACGATCCAGCCGTCGATGCGCCGACCATGGATGTGATAGAGCTTCCAGCCATCGCGCCACTCGTGCGAAGGACCATTGTCGTTATGCGGCCGGTTCTGCGCATCCTTGTGGATCTGCACCGGGAAGTCACTCACCATGCAGAATTCCTCGTGCAGCACGCGAAAGCCGCCGTGCAATGCGCAGTCTTCCCACGCCTGATAATTCGCGTGCATCGGCAGCTGGAGCCCGAGCACATCACGCGCGGCCTGAAGGAAGCTTGACCACGCGGCCAACAGGTTGCCGCCCTGGTAATTCGGACCCCAGCGTCGAGCGCACAGAAT